ACCAAACAGGTTCAGAAATAAAATCTTTATACGAAGGAGAAAGTGATACAAATGCCTTTACTGATGCTGAAAAGACTAAGTTAAGTGGTATAGCAACTTCAGCTAATAACTATTCAATATCTTCTGATTTACTTGATGAAGATAATATGGCTAGTAATTCTGCTACCAAAGTTCCTAGCCAACAATCAGTTAAAGCTTATGTAGATGCTAATAGTAGTGATACAACTTACACTGCTGGAACGGGTCTAAGTTTATCTGGCACTACATTTAATGTCGATCAGATAGCACTAACTACTGTACAGACAGCAGCAAATGAATCTGCACAGTTAGCACTTACGACCCAAGAAGGAGATATTGTTGTCAGGTCAGATCAGAATAAATCTTATGTAAGAAACAGTGGAACTGCTGGAACAATGGCAGATTTCACGGAACTATTAACACCTACAGATCAGGTTTTATCTGTTAACGGTAATACAGGAGCTATAACGGCTGCACAGATAGCAGCAGCAGTAGAGGCAGCTTCAGATTCTAATACTTTCACAGATGCAGATCATACAAAATTAGACTCAGTGGAGAGTGGAGCGACTGCGGATCAGACTGCTACTGAAATAAAAACAGCATACGAAAGTAATAGTGATACCAATGCTTTTACAGACGCAGAGCAGACAAAACTATCAGGTATTGAGGCATCAGCCACAGCAGATCAAACCGCAGCAGAAATTAGAACTTTAGTAGAAAGTGCTACTGATAGTAATGTATTTACTGATGCTGACCACACAAAACTCGATGGTATCGAAGCTTCAGCAACAGCAGATCAAACTGGTGCTGAGATCAAGAGTTTGTATGAGGGAGAAAGCGATACTAATGCATTAACTGATACTCTTCTATCAAAACTAAATGGTATTGAGTTAAGTGCTGATGTAACAGATGCAACTAATGTTGCCAGTGCTGGTGCGATCATGGATGGTGATTTTACCTCCAATGGGTTTATGAAGCGTACTGGTGCTGGCAGTTATACAGTTGATACAAGTACATATTTAACTTCTATACCATCCAGTTATTTACAGAATTTAAGTGAAGATACAACACCACAACTAGGTGGTGACTTGGATATGAACAGTAAGTTTATATCAAGCGGTATTTTAGGTATAAAAAATACAGGTTCACAATCTGAGTTACGTCT